AGTTCCTGAGGAAGCGGCAGGGCTCGTCGGCCAGTTTGAAGCACCGCACCATCCCGACGCTCGCCGAAGGCATCGAGGCGGGGTTGAAGCCGCGCTACGAGAACCCGCTCGACACGATGACCCACTACGTCCACCAGATCAGCAACCACCTGGTGAACCACGACCTGATGAACGCGATGCGGAAAGATCCGCGCATCGGCGCCAAGTGGGTTTCGAAGCGCAGCATCCCCGACGGCTATCGCAAGCTCGAAGGCATCGGCACCGAACGCGGCGGCCGTGGCATATCGAAGGAAATCGACGGCCAGCAAATCCATACCGGCAACGCGCCGCCGATGGTGCTCGTCGCCAAGGATGGCGCGGCACGGCTCTACAACCGCAGGATCAGCAAGGGCCTCTCCGAGACCATCAACGAGCACTTCGGCGCTACCGCCGGCAAGGCGGCAAAGGCGGTGCAGCGCGGAGGCCACGCGCTCGTTTCGACGAAGCTGTTCTCGGCCTTCCACCCGATCCTCATCACCGGCAAGGGCTACGCCAGTGAAATCGGAAACGGCATCCGCCACCTGTCGCGCGGCGCCCCGATCGACACCATCAAGTCGCTGGCGCACATGCCGTTCGCTCCGGCCGTGCAGGTGTACCAGGGCGCGAAGATGGGCAAGCGCCTCCTCGAAGACGAGGGCAAGGCGATGAAGGAGATCGATCACCTCTACGTCAAGGCAGGGGGCAGCGTGAAGTCCGGGGACGCCTACAGCACCGTCGACGCCCCGAGCCATCTCGAATCCGCGCTTCGCGGCACTTTCGCCACCGACATGAAGAAGTCGCTGGCGCAGATGGGCAAGTCTCCGGTGGGCGGCACGATCAGGATGGCCGGTCGCGCGCTCGACAGCTACAACGATACGATCTTCCGCCACTACATCCCGGCGGTGAAGCGCGGCGCCTTCGAGCGCGAGCTTACCACGTCGCTGAAAGCGCACCCGGAATGGGGCGAAGCCGAGAAGGCTGCGGAAGCCAAGCGCGTCTTTTCGAGCATCGAAGGCCGAATGGGCGTGATGACGCGCGACAACATGTTCTGGTCGAACATGGCCCACGATGTCGGCCAGGTAATTTTTCTCTCGCCCTCGTGGCAGTTGGGCAACGCGCGTCTCGTCAAGCAGGCGATGGCCGAAGTCCCCGAGAGCATCCGCTCGATGCTCAAGGGCAAGGGGATCACGCAGGGACCGGCGCAGGCGATGGGCCTCCTCGGCTCCTACATGCTCGGCAACGGCGTCATCCAGTACCTCTACACCGGACAGCCGCCGAAGGACGCCCACGACCTGCTGGCGGCGCGCACGGGCGGCACCAACAAGGACGGCACCCCGGAGAGGGTGATGATGCCTTCGGTGATGAAGGAACTGTACGAGTACGCCACCTCGCCGCTGAGCGAGCTTCCGAACGTCATCAACCCGTCGACCAAGGCGGGCTTCCAGCTTGTCAACAATCGCGACTGGAGCGACACCCCGATCTACCACCCGCAGGACGCGCCGTGGCAACCGGGCGACCTCTCCCGGCCGCACGAGATAGCGAACTACCTTGGCGACCTCGCGACGCCGATCCCGTTCGGCCAGAACCCCAACGGCGCGCAGAGCCACGTCGGCGCGCTCGGCCAGTTCCTCGGACTGAGGCCCGCGGGCAAGCGGTTCGCCAACCCCGAAGGCTACGAGGCGCAGCAGCGCTACTTCCAGGGCAAGGACATGGACCGCCTTCGCCGGAAGGAAAGGAAGCGCAAATGAGGACCGTCGGCTACCTGTTCGGCCTGTCGTGGGCGCTCATCGTCGTGGTGATCTTCGCCCTGCTCATCCTGTCGCTTGTGTCGGATAGCGACTGATGCGCCTGACCGAGCTTGATCCTCATTGGCTGATGTTCGAAGGTCACCGCGTTGGCTTCATTTTCCGCTGCCCGCTGCCGAACAAGCGCACCGAATGGCAGACCTGCTTCGTCGAGAAATTTTACCTATTCAAAGGTCGCAACGGAACCTACCCAAGCGATGACATTGCATGGGCGCCAGACAGTCAGAGCGGAATAGTGCATACCGTTCAGACCGACCTTCCCGACCTGCGTGAAATAGGTGACAGTTGCAACTGGCAGAGCTGCAATCCGGACTGTCAATGGACGATCGAGGGCGGGATTGCCAACGCCAGCTTCGAGACCATGAGCGTGCAGCCATCGTTGGACGGATCGAAAGGCGGTAACTGGCACGGGCACATTACCAATGGTGAAATCGTGGGGGGTCTATGAGGTTGCTCCTCGTCGACAATGCCGGGTTGATGACGGACTTCGCGCTGCGCTGCCAAGACGCGGGCCACGAGGTTCGCTGGTACATCCGGCAGACCCGCATGACCGAAGGCATCGGCAAGGGGTTATTGAGTGGCAAATCGAAACTGATTGACGACTACCAGCTTTGGGCGCGGTGGGCGGACCTCATCCTGCTCGCCGACAACGTGCGCTACCTGCACGACATGGAGCGCTGGCGGGCCGAAGGTATTCCCGTCATCGGTCCGACCATCGAGACCGCCGCGTGGGAGACCGACCGCCAGAAGGGCCAGCAGGTGTTGAAGCGGGCCGGGATCAAGGTGCCCGACTACAAGACGTTCGACGACTACGACCGCGCCATCGCCTATGTGAAGCGCGAGGGGAGGGCGTTCGTATCGAAGCCCTGCGGCGACGAAGAAGACAAGTCGCTGTCTTACGTCGCCAAGTCACCTGCCGACATGGTGTACATGCTGGAGCGGTGGAAGAAGAACCACCGCCACAAGGACGCCTTCATCCTGCAAGAGTGCGTGAAGGGCGTCGAGATGGCCGTCGGCGGCTGGTACGGCCCCGAAGGCTTCCTCCCCGGCTGGCATGAAAATTGGGAGTTCAAGAAGCTGATGGCGGGCGACACCGGCCCGGCCACCGGCGAGATGGGGACGATCGTTCACGTGGTCGAGAAGTCAAAGCTCGCGGACCTGGTGCTCAAGCCCGTGGCGAAGCAGCTCGAAGCCGCCGATTATATTGGCTACGTCGACGTGAACTGCATCGTCGACGAAAGCGGGACACCGTGGCCGCTGGAGTTCACCATGCGTCCGGGCTGGCCGACCTTCAACATCCAGATGGCGATGCTCGAAGAGGGCGAAGACCCTGCTAACTGGCTCTACGATCTCGCCGAGGGCAACGCGACCGACCCGTTCCGGAAGAACGAAGTCGCCTGTGGCGTCGTCATGGCGATCCCCGATTTCCCGTTCAGCCGCTTCACCCGCAAGGACGTACACGGGATTCCGATCTATAAGCTCAACAACAAGAACCGCTACCGCGCGAACCTGCACCCCTGCGAGGTGCAGCAAGGCGAGGCGCCGACCGATGTAAATGGAAAGGTGGTGACGCTGCCATGTCTGACGACAGCCGGGGATTATATTCTCATCGGGAGCGGACTTGGACCAAGCGTGAGGGTCGCAAGGGCAAAGGCGTATCGAGCGCTGGAAAGTCTCGAAGTGCCAAACAGCCCGTTCTGGCGGCCGGACATCGGCCAGCGGTTGAAGAAGCAGCTCCCGACGTTGCAATCCCTGGGCTTCGCGAAGGGCTTGCTCTTCTAGGGCGCGACAGCGAGGATTTCGAAGACCTCCTCAAGCAGAGCCTCCAGTTCGCTCGCGACGTGATGGCGCTCAAGGCCAACCCTGCCGACGCCAGCTTCGCCAAGATCATGACTCTCAAAAAGGAGGTGATGGCCTCGGTGCTATCGGCCGGTGTGCGCGTCAATGATGCCGCCCTGCGCCGCAAAGACACCGATAAAGTCGCCGAGCTGCTGCGCCAAGTGAAGGCGAAACAACCCCTCCCCGACCAGCCCGAGAGCGAAGACGAGCGGATGCGGCGCGAGCTGTTCGACTAGGTGTTATACGCCGCGAAGACTATGGCTGCGGCGCGGTAAGCGCGCGGCAAAACCGCCTTTAGAGTCCCGAAAAAATGAACAGGAAGTCGCGAAGGAGCGGGGTCAAAAGCTCTGATTCAGAGGGAACTCTGTGTGAGACGCTGTGTTGACATCGCAGTGGTCCCTGGTTCAATCCCAGGCACGCCCACCACTTTCAATTCAACGACTTAGGCTGCTTTCTTGCCCTTCGCCTCGGGCTTCTGCGCGGTAACGGCGCGGTAATAAGCGCCGGGAACCTGCTGCTCGATCTCGTCGATTATTTGCTCGATACTTTCGCGAGCGTTGGCGAGGTAGTCGGGCCTCAGAGGCGCGTAGAGCTCGGAGATAGAATCGAACCGCTGGTGGCCGAGGAACGCCTCGATCTCGCTCCAGTCGGTCGAGCGCATCCGGCTTCGCAGCAAGTCGGCCATCGAGCGGCGAATGAGCTTGGTGCCCGATTCGCGGTCGCCGGGGAGGCCAAGCTCGGCGGCCATCGTGTCCCACGCCTTGCGGACCGAGTTGGCCTTGATGACGGGCCCCTTGGGGAGCGTAGCGAGCCATGCCGCGCCCTGCCTCGCGATCGGAACCGTCGCCCGGTACTTCTTCGTCTGCGGCCGGTTCTTGGGGTTGAGGTTGAAGATCCGAGGCTCGGGGAACCACTGGCCGCGGGCAGGGTCCGTCGAGGCTTCGAGCACGGCGTCGGGGCGCCCGAGCGTTAGCACCGACAGCCGCAGAAAGGAGAGCAGGTTCGTCTTCTCGCCGTCGAGGGCGTAGGCGAACATCTTCGCCAGCGTGTCGACGTTGGCGCGGTAGAGCGGCGTCGGGGCGCCCGAGCGTTAGCACCGACAGCCGCAGAAAGGAGAGCAGGTTCGTCTTCTCGCCGTCGAGGGCGTAGGCGAACATCTTCGCCAGCGTGTCGACGTTGGCGCGGTAGAGCGGGGTCCGGTTGACGCTCTTCGCCGGCAGCGGCCGGAACCGGGCGCCGTGGTCGTCGGCGTAGTTGATCGCCGCCGCGAGCTGGAGGACCGAGTTCTCGACGGTGGAGAGGGCGCGCTCGCGCTCGGTGCTGCCAGCGACCACCGGCTTGCCCGACAGCCATTTGCGGAACTTGTCGATCCACAGCTTGTCGACCTGGTTGGTGAGGATGCCGGTCTGCTCTGTCTCTTCGAGGTAATCGGTGACGTGCTGGAGCCGGTACTTGATCGCGTCGAACCCGACCAGCGGCTCCTTGGCGGTGAGGTAGCTGTCGATCGCCTCTAGGACTTTGGGGCTCCGGGTGCCGTGGACGGGTTGGCCGCAGGTCGGGCAAAAGGTACGACCTTGCGATTCTTCGAACATTCGATCGACGATTTTGACGGCTTCCCCAACTTCCGCCGTACCCGCGCTAACAGCTCGCTCTCGTCTTCGCTCGGGATCGTACCAAGTGATGACGAGCGATTCCCGCCCCTCGCGTGGAGGGTCGAGGCGGTACTTGCCCCTCTGGTAGAGTGGCTTTGGTCTTTTTGTACGCATCGGTTCCTTAGATACTCAACAGCGCTTAGCTGAATGAGCTCGTTCACCCCTATTGTCGCGAGCAAAGCAAGCGACTCGGAGTCTATGAACATACCTTTCCCAAGATCAATTTGTCTAGTTATACGCCTGGCTATCTCGACAATGCGTGACTGGTCGACCACTTCTAGGACTCCCCTCCCTCTTCCGTGATGTAAGTCTCGTCCCCCTCATAAGTAATTGACACACGGCCATTATCCTTCGCCCACTCAAGGCAGTCCTTGAATGATTTGGCGGCGCTACCCTTCCACGACCGGGCACGTTCCATGAAGCGCGCCTCCAGCGCTTCCAGCGGGATCGGGTGGAACCGGGTTTCTAGCTTGAGCTCGGCGCGGACATCATCGAAGGCTCCGTCGAAGGCTTCGCGCCGCGTAGGTGACGGTTCCTTAACCGAGGTTTCATTGCGGAATTGTGAACCGTAAATGACTCTTTGTGTAGTTATGTCGCGACCGCGGCCGGAGAGATCGGGCTCGACCGTGTAGGGTTCGAGGATGAAGCTGCCCCATGCGCCAACCGGCGCGTCGCGCCCCTTGGTACACTCGACGAACCGCTGGCGGCCGCGCTTCTCCTGGAAGATTTCCACCACCGTGTCGAACCCCGCGTGGAGGGCGCCGCCGCCTCTCGCGCCGCTGCCGCTCTTGGGCGGGTGGTGTGTTACGACGACAAGGCACTCGAAGGCTTCGGCGATGCGCTCCAGCACGCGGATGGCGCGGCCGATCTCGGCGTTGTCGTTCTCGTTCGTCAGCAACCCGGCCGAGTTGAGGGTGTCGATAATCACGATCCCGAGACGCGCGCCGAAGCGATCGAGGATTTCCTTCCGAAGCTCCGAAACCGTGTCGATAAGCTCCTGCGCCGCGCGCTCGTCGCCGAGCAGCGATACGGTGGTGGCAACGACAGGAACCCTCGCCAGCGGCTTCATTCGCGCCGGGAGGCCGCCGATGCCCTCGGCAGAGAGGATCACCGCGCCCACCTTCTCGTCGCCGGCGCGGCCAAGCCATTCTCGGCCCTCGGCCATCGCCACGGCGAAATCGAGCGAGAGGAACGTCTTGCCGCTGCCCGAAGGCCCGACGATCATCGCCGTGCCGATTTTAGGGAATCGGTTGTACATCAGCCACTGTTGGGTGAGGTCGAGGCCCTGGTCGCCCGCCCACATGATCTTCGGCCGGGGGCGCTTCTTGCGCTCCGGCGGCGGGATGTTCACCGCCCCGAACTCGGCTTCGATCGAGGAGGAGCCGACGGGGTTGAGGCGGTTGCGCCATGCGCTGTCGGCGATACGTCGGATAGCTTCTTCTTCGAGTGGCGGGTCGTTCCTTTCGTTGTTCCACTCAAGCACCAGGTCGAAGCACAGCTCGGCTGAAAGGCCGAAGTCGATCACCGAGCAGGCGGTCACGTAGGTCCAGTTGTCGCGGTTGCCCTCGGGGGAGCCCTTGCGGTGCTTCAAATATTCGGTCGCCAGTGCCTCGGCTTCGTCGGTGTCGATCTCGACCGTCACTTCGCCCCGTTCGGACTTACGCCGGTGGCAGTGGTCGACCAGGCTTTGCGGCGCGTCGGCGAGAGGCTTGTCAGACAGGATCGTGTAAGGTTTCCCGTCGACCACTGAGCCCGGCGCGACGACGTATCCGAGCCCCGCAGCGCGGATGTCTATGCTCTTCGTGAGCGCCGGCTGTCCGGTGGCGACAGCGCTGCGGTAGTAGAGGTGCCGGCCGCCGGAGGGCGTCTGGATCGTCAGCGTGTCGTCGGGATATCCGAGCACGCTCCAGTCGGCTGAACCTGTCTTTCCTTCTTTGTCATC